TAGTAGTAGTAAGTGAGTATGGTTCTTAAGTACAATATAATAATTTTAGAGGTTAGTTGATTATGGGAATGAAGAATTTTAATTACATTGGAATAGATGGACAGCACTTTCCAGATGTTATGGCTGGGTCAGATACATTCCATGAATTGGATTTTAGTCCTTGGATTGATAGTGAAAAAGATTTTAATATTTCTCTTGAGTGGACTTTACCAGAGGGTGTAGTTTCTAGTGGAAATTACACAGTAGGGGCTATTGGAAGTATAAAGTTATCTCCTATACGTGCTGGTTTTTATACAATCAAGTGCTTACTTAAAACTGAAAGACTTGTTAATTTAAGTGTTTTCAAAGAGCAAAGAGTTATTGAAACCATATTGAGAGCTTACTAGTGAAAGGGTTATGTAATGTTTAATGAAGAAGATGGTTTTATTCCTCAGTCACCAGAAGAGCCAGAGGCTTTAACTGATTGGGCTAATCCCCCTAAAGTGTCTGACTTGAAAGCAGACTATACGGAAGCACAGTCTAATCAGGATGCCCATACAAAGAAAGTTATGAGCTGGTTAGACATGATGAGTGTGACAGGTACTGCTGCCATTCCTAAAGTAACAGGGAGATCTTCTGTACAGCCTAAGCTTATACGTAAGCAGGCTGAATGGCGTTACGCTGCACTGTCTGAACCATTTATGACAACTGTAGAATTATTTGATGTTGATCCTATTACCTATGAGGACAAACGCTCAGCAGTTCAGAATGCATTAGTAATTAATAATCAAGTAAATACTAAGATGGATAAGGTAGCTTTTATTGATGAATATATACGTACTGGTGTAGATGAAGGAACTGTAGTAGTTAAAGTAGTTTGGGAATTCGAGGAAGAAGCACAGAAGCAAGTAAAATACTCTTATCGTACTTCTAACTCTCCAGAAGATATTAAGATAATCCAACAGTTAGCTGCTATGGCTCAAGAAGACCCTGAAAGATTCCAACAAGAAATGCCTGAAGAAGTTCAGAACTCTTTGCAATTATCCATGGAACAGGGTGTTCCAGTTATTGCATATGAAGATGGTACTGAGATGGTGATGGTTACTACAAAGAACCAACCTCTATGGGAGATATGTGATTTCCGTAATCTTAGTATTGATCCTACTGCAATGGGTGATATGGATAAAGCTCAGTTTGTTATCTACAGTAGTGATACTTCTCTTTCTGATTTAAAGAAAGATGGTAAGTATAAGAATTTAGAAAGTATTCCAGAAAGCTCCTCTACAGCCACTGCTGAGGATTACTACAACGAAGACAAGTCAATATTCACCTTTAAAGATAAACCTCGTCAGAAGCTCGTTATGCACGAATACTGGGGGTATTGGGATATTGATAATACTGGTATTGTTAAACCAATTGTAGCTGTCTATGTTGGGGATACAATGATCCGTTTAGAAGAGAATCCTTTCCCTGATAAAAAATTACCTTTTGTATCAGTTCAGATGCTTCCAGTACGTAAAAGTAATTTTGGTGAGCCAGATGGTGAACTGATAGCAGATAATCAAAAAATTATAGGTGCAATCGCAAGAGGCAATGTTGATGTATTGGCTCGAAGTGCTAATGGACAACAGGGTTATGCTCAAGGTTCATTTGATGTAACCAACAAAAGGAAATTCCTAGCTGGTGATGATTATGAATTTAATCCCACCATGAATCCTGATCAAGCTTTTCATGTTCACAAATATCCTGAGCTTCCCCAGTCAGGCTTAATAATGAGTGATTTAATGAATGCAGACGCAGAATCATTAACAGGTATTAGGCCCTTTGCTCAAAGCCGACAGGGTGCTGTAGGCTCAGAAACTGCTGCAGGTGTTAAGACTGCATTAGATGCAACCAGTAAACGTGATACAGGTATTCTGAGAAGGTTTGTACAGGGTATTATTAAAATTGGCCGTAAAACTATTGCAATGAATCAGCAGTGGTTATCGGAAGAAGAAGTAGTCCGTATCACAAATGAAGAATTTGCTGTCATACGTAAAGATGATTTAGCAGGTAACTTTGATTTACGTTTGACTATTAGTACCGCAGAAGAAGATGAAGCTAGAGCTCAGGAATTAGCTTTCATGTTACAGACTACTGCTCAATCTATGGGACAAGAATTTTCTAAATTAATACTTTCAGAAATTGCTACATTACGTAGAATGCCTGTATTGGCTAAACAAATTAGAGATTTCCAACCCCAACCTGATCCAATTGCTCAAGAAAAAGCTATGCTTGAAGTGGAACTACTTAAAGCACAGATTGCTAAAGAGTACTCAATTGCTAGTGAGAATGAAGCAGAAGCTGAATTAGATATGGCTAAAATAGGTACTGAACAGGCTAAGTCTAAAGATATTGCAAGTACAGCAGATCAAAAGAATCTTGATTATTTAGAACAAGAGTCTGGAGTTAAACATAATAGGGATTTAAGTAAGGCATCTCAACAATCTAAAGCACAAGCTGAGACTAAGTTTGTAGAACATGGTTTGAATAGAGAAGCTTCTAGGGAAGATAAATTACTAGATGCATTTTTGGAACAGAACAAGCAGCCTAAATAATTAGGCTGTAAACTTAGTCCCTTACGTTAAGGGGCAAGGACACTCGAGGAAGTAAAAATGTTAGCAGATGATATACAAGAAATAGAAATCTCCATTGAAGATGCAAAGAAAGCAATCCGTATGGGAGAGTTAGTAGATAGATTAGAACAGAATGAAGACTTTAAAGAATTAATTCTTGAAGGGTATTTTAAAGAGGATGCTTCAAGAATAGTAATGCTTAAAGCTGATAAGACGTTTCAGACTCCAGAGAAGCAATCTAAAATAGATAAGGATCTCTTAGGTATATCTGTATTCGCTGATTACTTACGTACTAAGAAAATATTGGCTATAAACTTAGTCGACTCTTTAAGAGAGCATGAGTTAACCCATCAAGAGTTATTACAAGAGACTATCCAATGAGTACTGAATTAAATAGTGTAGAAGAGGAAGAAGTAATAGCTTCTGTGGAAGCAGAAGATACTCCAGCTGAATTTGATATGGGAATGAGTGATGAAGAATTTGAAAATACAAAATTCGATGAACTCACGCAGAGCCCTCAAGAGCCGCTTACGGAAGAAACAGATGATACAGAGGCAAGTGCATTGGATGACTCAGGAGATGACACAGACGATACTGTGGAAGCTCCTGCTGAAGTAGAATTAGACAAAGCGGCCGAGTATGATAAGATTATGTCTGAGTTCAAGGCTAATGGCAAAATGATGTCAGCTCAGAATTCAGAAGAAGTACTTCAACTAATGAAGATGGGTGCTGGCTTTAATAAAAAGATGGCGGGAATAAAATCCCAACAGAAATTTATTAAGATGCTAGAGAACAATGATTTATTAGATGAAGATAAACTTAGTTATTTAATTGATCTGGACAAGAAAAATCCAGATGCGATAACTAAGCTGTTAAAAGATTCAGAGCTAGATCCAATGGATATAGATACTGGATCTGATACTGATTATAAGCCTAATGCTTACACTGTAGATGACAGACAAGTGCAATTGGATAACGTCTTAGAGGATTTGCAAGACTCTAGCGGATATGCAACCACGATTGATGTCGTTGGCAATAAGTGGGATGAATCAAGTAGAAAAACTCTAACTGATCAACCTGAACTAATACGTACAATCAATAGTCATGTCGAAGCTGGCATATTTGACAAAATTGTATCCGTAGTAGAAAGGGAAAAGATGTTAGGTAAACTGCAAGGTGTAGATGACTTTACAGCATATAGGACTGTAGGTGATGCTATGAATGCTCAGGGTGCTTTCAATGATACCCAAGCCACTTCAGGTATTAATGTACCTCCTCCTGCTAAAAAAGCTCAACCCAATGTTAACGATAAAAAACGTGCTGCTTCACCGACCAAGGCTAAGCCTAGGACGATAGAGCAATTTAATATATCTGATATGAGTGACGAGGAGTTTGAAAAAAGATTCAGCTCTAGTCTTCAATAAGGCGAAAGAAAATGGGAACTATCCCGACTACAAATACTTATAACGATCCAATTGGTGTGACTCCATCTGGAATTGGTGATGAACAATTTAATATGTGGAAATATCAACGTCAAGCGTTGATCGAAGTAGCTAAGAAAGCTGTCTTCTCTCCACTAGCTTCTACTATCTCTATGCCTAAGCATATGGGTAAAACTATCAAACGCTACCACTACATCCCATTATTGGATGATGCCAACATTAATGATGAAGGTATTGATGCAGATGGTTTAGTTGTAGAACAAGAAAAGTCTATTAAAATCATCGGTGCATTTGGTGATGGTGTAGGTCTTGAAAACATTTATGAAACTATCTATGCAACTGGTGTTGGTGCAAATTCAAGTGCTGCTACTACTGCTGCTGAAGCTTCTGCATTAGACATCCTAGTTAACCGTCTTGGTTTTGTAGGTGCTAACTATGGTGCTGCTAAAGCTGATGCAATTGCAAAGGGTACTGCTGTAGATGATACTGTTCCTGCAGTTATGTCTGCTGGTAACATGTACGGTTCTTCTAAGGACGTTGGTACTGTTGCTGGTAAGATGCCTCGTCTTGACGAGAATGGTGGTCAGAAAAACCGAGTTGGTGGTAGACGTATTGAACTACAAGGCTCATTTGAGCGTTTTGGTTTCTACCGTACTTGGACTAAAGATTCACTAGACTTCGATACTGATGCTGAATTACATATGCATCAGACCCGTGAGATGATGAATGCTGCCCATGAAATAACTGAAGATGCTATCCAGATTGACTTGCTCAATGGTGCTGGCTTAGTACGTTATGCTGGTGATGCAATTTCTACGGAAGAACTGACTGGTGAAACTGGTTCAGTTGATTTGGTTACTTATACTGACCTTATGAAGCTATCTATCGATCTTGATAATAACCGTTGTGAAAAAGATACTAAAATCATAATGGGTTCTCGTTTGACTGATACTAAAACTGTACGTGCTACTCGTATTATGTATATTGGTTCTGAGCTTCAACCTATGGTTGAGCGTATGGCTGGTATTGATGGAGTTGCTGGTTCTGCCTTTATCTCTATTGAGAAGTACGCTTCTGCTGGTACATCTATAATGGGTGAGATTGGTAAAGTAGGTCAGTTCACTATCGTAGTTGCTCAAGAAATGATGCATTGGGAAGGTGCTGGTGCAACTGTTTCTACTAACGATGGTTATCGTGAAACTGGTGGAAACTACGATGTATTCCCAATGTTAGTTGTTGGTAATGACTCGTTCAATACTATAGGTTTCCAGACAGATGGTAAGAGCTCTAAGTTCAAAATCATCAACAAAATGCCAGGTGAAGCAGTAGCTGATCTTAACGACCCATACGGTTTAACTGGTTTCAGTTCTATCACTTGGTTCTATGGTTTACTCGTTGTTCGTCCAGAGCGTATTGCAGTTGTTAAAACTGTTGCTGAATGGTAAGAAAACAGTGTTACTAAACAAGGGAGCTTCGGCTCCCTTTTTAGGCAGTAGCATTTGGCTACTATGATTCTGGAAGGGTTTCTAGAGCAGCTTAAAGAGCAATGAGGTAATATAATGAGTGAAATATTAATAAGTTTAAAAAAGCAAGCAGACAAGCTTGGTGTTAAATATTCTCCAAATATTGGGGAAATTAAATTACAGGAAAAAGTTAGTGCAGCTATTGTGGCTAAAGCTGAAACTCCTAAGAGGGAAACTGTAGGAGAAACAAAGGAAGAAGTTAGAGCTCGTAAACGTAAAGATGCTGTAGCATTAGTACGTGTAAAAGTATCTTGTTTTGATCCAACCATGAAATCAAAAGCAGGTACTTACATAATGGCTAGTAATAGCTTAGTAGGTACAGTACGTAAGTTTATTCAATTTAATAAACCATGGCTCATGCCTCGTATATTAGTAAATGTGATGGAAGAGAGTAAGTATCAGGCATGGGTTGCAGGAAGTGTAAACTTCGGTATTACACAAATGAAGTCATCCATAGAGCCTAGATACAATGTAACCAGATTGGCTCAAATAACTCCTCAAGAATTAGCTAACATAGCTAAACGTCAGACAGTCACAGAATCACTAGAGGATTAAGTCATGGCAACTGTACCAGTACTACCAGAATTACCTGAACCATTAGAAGTAAGTTTTGAAGATGTAACCACAGGTACTTTGAATGGTACTGGTATATTTGATAAGTTAATGCAAGTTGCTAAAGTACACCTCTATGAAGAGTTTACTAAGCAACGTATTACTTCTAGTGATTATGCACAAGTCTATTTAGGCACAATGAATAATGTAATGGATAAAGCCATTACATATACACTAGCCAAAGATAAGACTGCTTTAGAACTCCAAGGGCTTCAAATACAGAACCAACTCGCAGCATTAAATAGAGATTTGGTTATAGCTCAAATTGCTAAAGTAGTTGAAGAAACAGATAACTTATTTAATGACAATGGATTCAGAGCATGACTATTACTATCGATACTTTAACTAATAATGAAATAACTGGTGCTGGTGTCTTTGACGAGATCATGCGTAGTGTAAAAGCTCACCTTGATGTAGAGCATACTAGTGGACGTATTACAGATGTAAACTATTCAAGTGTTTATCTTGGAGCAATGCAGAACAGTCTTGACCAAGCAGTCAAGTTTACCCTATCTCTGGAAAGAACAAACTTAGAGAATTTAATTCTCAATCTCCAAAAAGAGAATCTTGCTAAAGAAAGCTTGATACTAGATAGCAAAGTAGAAATAGCAAAAATTGATTTATATAATGCTAAGTACCAAGAATGCACTTTACAAACTCAGATAAAGAAAGTTGAAGCAGAAACACAATCGGTTTTGCAAAGTACAGCTAATGATAAAACTCAATCCAATCTATTAACTAAGCAAATTGCTAAAACAGATGCTGAAATTAAATTATATAATCAGAAGTCTAAAACTGAAGAAGCTCAGATTTGGGATCATGTCGATAATGTATCAGTAGCTGGAGTAATTGGTTTACAGAAACAAATGTATCGTAATCAAGCTAATGGTTACTTACGTTTATCTGAGCAACAAAATGCCAGAATGATGTTAGATGCTTTTGCTGTATTACAGAGTAATGCTGGTTTAGATAACTTTGCTGGAACCACTATAGCTGATTGGGGTGTTACTCCAGCAACTGTTAAAGCAGCTGTTGATATATTAAATTCTGGTGTAGATAAACAAGAATTAGAGCATACTACTCAGAGCCCTACTACAGAAGGACAACCAGCTGCTATAGCCTATACAGAACTTACTCCAGAACCTGCTGTATTACCTACTAATGTATGTAATGTTACCGTACCAATTGTATGATAAATCATGGGACTATTTAGCAGGAAAACTATAATAACTGCTTCAAGCCAACATATAAGTTTGTTGGATGAAGCAGATAACTTAGATAAGAAAGCTGTATTAGCAGCTGTACTGTCGCGTACTCCTATAGCAGAAGGGATAATTAAAGCCAAGATGTATGGTATGTACTCCATGGCAGAACGGTATTATAATTATGGAAAGAATCAGTATACTAATGGACTCCCTGAAGGAACAGGAAATCACTCTATAGTAACCAATACTAGAATACTCCCTGTACTAGTAAGTGTATTCCCTGAGTACACTGGTATTAATATAATACAGGCTGTACAAGATATAGCTGATCCCGCTTTAATTGTTAGAGATATTCTAATTGCAAAGTACAGATATAATTTTACAACAGATATAGCTTCTAATCCTCCTGCTGGAATGACATCACCTGTTCTAGTAGTGGGAACCAGTTTTGCAGAAGGTGATAATATAAATATTACTTTTCTTGGTCAGAACTCACAGGAGACTGTCACAGTCACCGAGCCTGTACCAAATTATGATTCTGTTAAATCATACCTCTATGTTACTTTCACTCACTCAGGAGACTCTGAGGGGATTACATGGACATATGAATTAGGTACTGGTGTTCACCCTACTTTAGAATTAAATTCTCCTATCGATATGAATAGTGCTTATTACCCTATTGTTCCTATACGGGATGATAATGTAGACATGACACATGAGAGTTTAAAAAGTACTGATTTATACAAAACAAGTAAATTCATATTAAGTAAATTAAATATGGATATGCTGGATTTAGGTAATACAATTAATTCTAATGAGAATGTAGATAATATTGATTTTGTAACTTTTGGGGTTAAAGTAGATATACGAGATGATGCTCCTGTAGTTACTGAGTATTTAAGCAGATATTTCTATTCTCTTTATCAAGCCAATATACACACCAAAGAAGCATTCAATGCATGGCTTGTTGAGCCTACAGGACTTAGCCCACCTCATACTACTATAGTTATACAAGATGGTTCATCTAGAACGTCTCTGAATTTTAATTACATAGATTCAGTTGATACTATAGGCGACTTAGAAGCGCCTACTGTAGTATTTAATATATTACCTAGGGAAGTTCTAATACAGAAAGTAGGCTTATCTCTTCGTGAGTATGAACTAAGTACTGTTACCTATACTTATCAACCTTCCCCAAATGTAATACGTACAGTAGTTGTTCATGGTTTAATGACTGTAGATTACGTATACAATGATGCCACCATAGATATTAATTTAGCAGACAGTGCAGAAGAAACATCTAAGTTAATGATTCCTATCCATAGGGACACAGTAAGAACTATGAATTTAGGTGAGAGGAATAAATTATTCCACTCTGCCATGTACCTTACTATTATTACTTATGATAAAAGAAAAGAAAAATGGTACGAGACATCTGTATTTAGGTTTGTTATTACAATAATAGGAATAATATTAATTATAGTAAGTTATGGAGCAGTAACTCCTTATGTAGCAGCAGCTTTGGGGGTAAGTTACGCAGTAGCAGTTTTAATAGTATTTGCTTTGCAAATGCTAATAGCAGCTGCAATTAAGTATGCAGTAGCAGCTATTATAGAAATATTTGGTTTAGAATCAGCTGGTTGGATTTTAGCAGTACTAGTAATAGTCTATATATATGTGACAGAGGACTTCAAAGGAGGAATGGAAATCTTCTCTGGTTTAACAAATGGGTATGTTGAAGTTGTAGATGATATTATGGAAGATATAGCAAAGGAAGTAGAAATACTAAGAGAAGAGGCAGCAGAGCTGTCTAACACTCTAGATGCTATTATGGAAAAACTCTTAGGTGATAGACCTATTCTAGATGCAGCAGTTATACTTACGGAATCACGAAGAGTCGAACCAATATATTTAGCTAGTGAAAGTGCAAAGCAGTATTATGATAGAATATTCTCAGGTGGTAATATACCTACAATATTATTAAGCGGTCCAAGCATGTACCATGAAATATCATTGAGTCAGCAAACATTAGACGAGCTGCTCCACACATTTAAAAGAGGTTAATATTATGGCAGATCTAAGCTGGTTAGATACAAAGATAGGCAGTGGTACTGCTGGTTCAGGCATGAAAAATTTAGGTACGGGATTTCAAGGAATCAGTGCTGGTATAGATTTATGGAACAGTTATAACTCTTATAAGAATGCTAGAGAGACTAATAAGTTAGCTAGGGAGAATATGAAATTTAACTCCCAATTAAACTTGGCTAATATTGGTTCTCAGATTCAATCCAATAATAGGATTAAAAACTTCATGGGTGGAGTAGGTAATGATCAGCTATCTAATTGGCTCCCTCAAGATACAATAAACAAATATAATATGAGTGGGAGTCTAGGGAGTGTTCAACCTCCTCAAGGTGGTTACATGTTAGATAACAATAATAATGTAGGGCAAATGGGCAATAATATGCCAATGGCTAATCCACAATCTCAATTAAATAATTATGGTGGATTCCCTGCTATGGGATCAACAACTCCCCAAAACCCTATAGATTTAGGATATAACACACCTGAACAGGTTAGATAATCATGGCTTATATTAAATTTGGACAAGTAGATAATTCTAAAAACATACAGAATATGCAGAATGCTAATAAGCAGCAATTCGATGCAATAGAGAGAGGTAGTCAAACTCTACAAGGATTAGCTACTACGCTTCCTGAGATGGAGTATGCCAATAGATTTAAGACTTTTCAGAAGGATGCTAAGGCTATTGGTAATGACCTCTCTATGGACTCCTCACAGAGGGACTATGCTCTGTCTAATTTGATTGTCTCAAGAAACATTGATGAAGAAGATGGTGAAGGGGTACGTACTGGTATTAATGCTAATAACAGTAGAATTGAAGGATTACGTGTTGGGTACCAAAAAGACCAAGCTTATCTAGCTGAGCAAGATTATCTGAAAAAGGAAATTGATATAAATTCTGAAGCTAACTCTGCTTTTGCTGCAAGTATTCAAGAAAATAGTATTGATGTTGCTAACATGAATAAGTTTACTAGAAATGAAGATGATGATGTAAAAATCAAAGAACTTATTCTAGGGTATGGAGCAAGGGATAAAAATCCTATTGACATGAGTGAACTAAGTCAGATTATTGAAGCTGCTAATCTTAGTGGTAAACCTCTTAGTTATAATGAAGTAGCTGCTCTAGCTTCTGAAGGGTACAATGATGCTTTTTGGGACCTTACTAAAGCAGACGTAGATATAAAAGACTCTCAAAGGTATTTACTGGATCGTGAAGCTTGGAGGGATAAAGCCAAACAAGATTCTGCTCTCTACTCAACTCTGGAAGCAAACAACAAAGAGAGAACTCGTAGAAATATAGCAGATGCAAGTAAATTTAGAGATGATTTCTTAACTTTACAAGGTAAGGGTAACCTGGGACGAGCTCAAGGTTCTAATGCACCCTACTTACTATATGATGAATATGGACAACCTACTACTCAAGGAAAAAATAATCTAAAAAAAGAAGTTATAGTAGTACCTAAAAATGATCTAAAAAAAGAAGTTATAGTAGTACCTAAAAATACTAACGATTCTTCTGATGGCATAATTAAAAAAGTTGAGGATTTAGCAGTTAAAATAGCTAAAGATGGAAATGTAAAATTAAATAGTATATCTGAAACTATAAAAAGAGCTGGCAAAGAAATACAAGAAGGAATGATTGAAAATAATTGGGACATAGGAGATTTCCTTAAGAGTGTTTATAGGAATTCTAGAAAAGAAAAAACAAATCCCGAACAAGTATTACGAGAGAATTTAGATAAATAAGTAAGTTCTATAGTAAATGAAAGTACTCTAAATAGAATGGAATTAAGAATGTCAGCCCTAAAATCAGAGGGTTTTACTAAAGAAGATGTAATGAAAGCTTTAAATACTGAATTTAAGGATAAACGTGGTAATAGTATGATATTAAAAAATAAAGCATTAACAGCAAGTGTCAAAAAAATATTTGGCTAGTAGCATAAATAATCAGAGTTGAACCAACCTTCAAATAAACTTACACTAAAGCCTACTACTCTGTAGGCTTTTTACTTTCCAAAGGACACACTATGTTTGAACCATTATTATCTAAAACAGAAGAAAAAACTGAATCTAACGCTCAAGCAACTAAACGTAAGTCCCAAGAAAAGGACCCTATAGCGTATGCTACTAATAAAGCTAATAGCCTTAGTAGGTATGAGTTTA